CCCAGTTAAGATATTCTGCAGATGCATCATATCCGACATCAATGTCAAATGTGTTTGAGTCACCTGTAATAACACCTAACATGTTTAAGTTATCTGCACTACCAACATATCCTACGTTCCAATCCATGGAGTTAGAATCACCAGTAAACGTTAAATTTACTGTTGAACTATCTGCAAGAAAAGGCCCATATAATTTGTTGTTATCTCCGTCTTGCACTAATGTAAAGGTGTTAGATGCACCAGTGATAATCATATCAGCTGATGTTCCTGAAAAGTCATCTAATCCGACTTTGTTTCCATAACCCCTTTGAGTGAAATTTAAAACTAAATTGTCACCCGACTGTTGTAACCAAATTTCGTTATCGTCTGCTCCAGCAGATACGAATCCAGTTAACCCTAATGATAAACATAATGTAATGAATAATTTATTCCTCATTTTGTTTTTCCTCTATTTTCCAAAAACCTCTATCGTGTCCTTGGTATATTAGTTCTAAGACTGCAAGTTCAATTGCAGAACGAGTAGCTTTCGATACTCCTTCGTTTGTTGCAACTCCGTCTTCTACTTCCACAAGTTGGGTATCCATGTCCATAAATTTGAACACATCATACCCCCCACCAGTACTAAGAATAGTCTTAGTGGTTTGTACATTAAGTAATATTTCTCCTGTAAGAACTGAGATTCCTCTCAAACTTACAGTCACCACATCTCTTCGATAGGAAACTGATGCTCCAACACCAAGTGTTCTTGCACCCCTACCACCACTTTCGATGTTAGTATCATAACCAATTATCCCACCATCAAGTAGGATACCAGCAAACAAGAGAGGTTGAATACCCGTTGGGGAATCCTCATTACCTTCTTGATTTGCAAAGTCTTCTCTAGCAGAACGAACAATCTGTCTCTCTCTTACAAGTGCATCCAAATTTGTTCTCTCTACTACTCTAAACCATTTACCTTTTCCAGCAGTCTTAAGTGCATCAATTAAAAATGCTTCTGCACCTTGGGTCACTGCAGTAGAGAAAGATGCAACTCCATCCATTCTCTTCCTTTGTCCTGTCTTATCTAAGAACCCATAAACTGCAACTACTGGCATTACTTTAGCAGGTGGTAAGTCTGCAAGTTCTTGATAGGTCGGTATCTTCACGACCTCTGCCTTTTCTATACAAGTACCTACCTTACTCATTACAGTTGAATCACACGAATCATAAGACGAAGGAATACTTGCACACCCACTGGTGAGCAAGATAATCAATCCTACCAATCCGAGATTTTTCATTTTTTAGAAACTTCCTGTACCTACTGGTATATCTAAAGTTGTTGTTGTGCCATCACTTGAAACAATAGTTAATCTGATGAATTCTGCACCATCTTCTCCAACTAATTTTTCGTATGTAACTGTATTACCTTCTATAGTGAAAACACCATAGTCTGCTGCTTCTCCGTTAGAGAACATGTTCTCCACTAACTGTTTTGCTATCTGAGCGTAAATTCTACTTTCGACATTTCTAAGAAATTTTGCAAGGGTAGTGTTATTTGCATCTCTTTCTGCTTTTGCAATTCTATCTTCTATGTCTTGTGCAATCTTATCACGTCTTGATTTCTCTTGGTTCTCAATCGTAAGATAATGAGAACTCTGTCCTATTCCACTAAAGGATGGACTCTTAAATTTGTGTACTATTTCGTCTGCACTTACACTAAGTGCAAAACATAAACCTATAATTAATACTGTTGGTTTAATCATTTCGTTTTCCTCTTCTTTTCATTCTCTTTGTATTCAAGAACTACATCCACTTTTTGTTGTAAACGTATTAAGTCTTGGTCTAACATTCTTACTTGGTCAATCACTCTGATAAGTGCAAAGTGTTGTTTTTCAATTTCGGGTTCTAATTTCTCACCCACAAACCACCAAATATAGTATATAAAATATCCAAGTCCGACCATCATTACAACAGGAAATCCATAATCATTAAGTAAGGACACCAATGTAGGGTCTGTATTTGCTACTACTTCAACTACTTCCGTCTCCATACTAATCTCTCCTCGTATCTACTTTCCCATCTTCCACAAAGTTCTCTGCACGTGCAACTCTCTCTATGTCGGGTCTCAATTCTAAGGCACTTGACACTAACATGTCTATCTTTATCATCTCATTAGACATGGTTCTTGCACGATTTTCCAGTGACTTACAGAACATGGTTAAAGTTTTTATGTCGTCAACAACACCTTCTAGAATTTGTTTGATAACAGTGAATATGAAGAACCCCATCACTAGACTTCCAGCAATCGGAGCTCCCACTTCACCTATCAATACAAATATATCCATACCATTATTTATACTTTTTGACTTCTCTTAGACGAAAAAAAGGGGTCATAAAGACCCCTTAAGAACGTTAGAGTGGATTACTCCTCTTCAAACTCATCACCCTCAGACCAATTATCTCTTATTTGAGAGACAACTACAGCTTTAGCACCACTTTTTGTAACACCTTTGATGTCATTTTTATCTGCAATATCAAGTAATTGATTTTTCGTCAATTTCTTAAGTTGTGCAGTAGTAGGTTTCTTCTGTACTGGCTTAGAAGGTACTGGTTTAGATTTAACTGTTGGTTTTTTGTTGCCGTCCAAAACGAACTTGACAACAACGATTGCAACGATTATACCTATAACTACATATGCTTCCATGATATACTCCTATTTATTTATCCAATAATGGATTTTTGTCTTTTGCTTTTCCTATTGCTAGTGCAAAGACTTCTATGTATTTATAACACTTAGCCCAAAGAGCATCGTCTTTAGGTGTGTCTGTCATCATAACGATTACTGAACATATTGAAATGATTGCTGGTATAGCAGACATAAATGCCCAAATACTACTAATAAAGTCCCACATAAGTATCTCCTGTTAGTTATTAACAGTAGTATTTATGAATTATTAGACCCAATACTGTATTTAGTTGTCAATTTCCACTGACTTTTTTCCTTGAAAGGAATGATTTTGATTTGTGATAATGGTGCTTGAGGGTCGGATATCTTGGTCTCATCTACTACAGTAAGAAGTTTCCATTGTGCTAATAGTTTAACTATAGTGTTTCTTCTACCTATATCAGACTCATCTATTGAGTTAGGCTTACCATCTAGTTTGAATAGTTCTTTAAAGTGAGTAATGTAGTAATGACCACGTTTATGAAGGATATGACATGATTGAAATAGTTCTTGTTCTTTTCTTGATGCAACACCTATACGTGAAAGTGTTTCCCTAATCTTAAGGAAATCGTCCTTTTCGGGAAATGTTATTTCGACTAGTTCGTCTACTATAGGGTTATGTTCATCCATCTTCTCTTCCACCAAGATTCATTCTGTTTTTCAATTCACGTATTTGTTTATCAGATAGAAGGGATACATATTCTTTTGCCTCTCTTGTTGATATCTGATAGTAACTCTTTACGACATCGATTTTTTTACTAATATATGGTTTAGACCACTTTGAAAATCTTTGTCTTTTTCTAAGAGTATTTAGGAAAAACACATATTGAAGACGATGGTCTGACCCATGTCTGCAATTCATTTCATTAGTAAAGAAAACAGAATCTTGATGATAAGATAATGATTTGTTTATTAGGAAGGGGGCGTAAGCTTTCTCTTCAACAGAGTCGACCATGATATCTTTTTTATCATAGGATACGGACTTGACAAAGTCAAAAGGATTACGTTTGGACATTTACTTTCCTGTATGTTGTCCGAAGAGTTGTAGAAGGTCGTCACCTGTAACAGGTTCACCAAAGAATACAGTTTCACCTGTTTCTTTAATCTCTCTTTGGACGACACCATTGTTGTATTCTATGTCCATTACTGAACCATCATTACCCCTAGTGTCGTACCATAGTGACGTTAATGAATGTGCATGAAGTGATTTAACACCACTTGCCCATTCCTCTGCAAGGATTAATCTCCTTTGTCTATCTACTGTTTCGTCATATTGTGTCATGTGTTATCTCCATCTCTATATTCTACGCTGTGTTTTGAAAACATTTTGTCTGCTTTTCTTTGCATTGATTTCTCTACTTGTGAATCAAACCACCTTCTTAACCACTGTCTTAGTTTACCCATTTTTGAATTTACACTCCGACATAATCTCTGTTAGACATGCAGTGAAGTTAATCTCTGAGTCCATTGCAAATGCAGATTTGTATTGATAGTCTGCAATGATTAGAACTGCAGCTGGTATTGAAGATGGTTCAAGTTTCACTTCAAGTGAATTAAACACTTTCCTGTAAAGTGTATTAAAGTCATTGTCTGAATTCTCTCCGACCCACTTTCTCATTCCACTCCAATTCTTATCCTTAATCATATTTATAAGTGGTGTTAGTTTCTCTTCACTAAGTGTAGAGAGAAGACCACTGTCTATCTCACCACTAACCCCGTATCTCTGAATCTCATTTAAACATCTTCGGAAGTCGGGAAAGAACTTCATTATAAGTTCTGCAAGAACCCTTTCATCTGCCTTGATGTTTTCTAGTTCACAAATGTGTTTACATCTTGACAACATCTGTTGTGCAAGTACTGGTTTGTCTTTAGGTTTAATACTAAAGTCAATAACAGTTGTTCGTGAATGCAGTGGTGGTATAATTCTGTTCTTGTAGTTACAAGTAAAAATGAACCTACAGTTACTTGAGAACTCCTCTATGAAGTTCCTAAGAGCAGGTTGAACACTATCTGCAGATATGTAATCTGCTTCGTCAAGGATAACAACCTTTGCACTGGATGATAGTGAAACAGTCGATGCAAAGTTTTTGATTTTAGTTCTTAAGGTATCAATCAACCTTCCTTCATCCGAACCATTGATAACAATAAAGTCTGCATTTAATTCGTTACATAGTGCCTTTGCAATAGTTGTTTTACCAACACCTGCTGACCCACATAACAATAAGTTAGGTATCTCACCTAACTCAACGAAGTCTTTGAATGTTTCTTTTAATTGTTCGGGAAGTATTGTATCTTCAATTGTTTGTGGTCGATACTTTTCCACATATAAAAATTCGTTCATAATGTATTCCTAATAAAAGGTGTCCTTTCCCCACCGAAAAAACAAGTGTAGACCCCAAGAAGATTGATGAGATGGTCTACTCCCGACTGAGGTGCAGAGACTATTGCACCATCGTCAAAACTATTTAGTGCATTAAGCATTAAATTTGGAATCAGGCTCCAATGCAATAAAGTATTCTAAGTCGATATCTTTATTATTAAAATGAGATATCCCTTTACTAGATACTGAAACTGCATAACTTCCTTCTAAAACCTTTAGGTTCTCAATCTTGAAGTACATAGTGTAAGTGTCTCCATTACCTTCACCTACAACTCTTGAGAATGTATTAGAGGTAGTGTTCTTCTTATCTTTAACAGTCAATGTCACTTTAGTTCCATCAGACTCTAAGATTAAATCATTAACACCTAGAACACTTGCAGCTTTGTTTAAGTCATTCAACAGTTGTGTTGAGATATCAAAACTGATTTCTGCTTCAGGCATTGTGATAATTTTATCGGGTGCAATTACCATTCCTTCACTTGCATAAAAATATGATAGTG